CTCCACTTGAGATTAGGCTGTAGTTCAGCAACAATACTGCTTAGTATAATGTGTCTTGCCATGCCTGGTAGTACACTGCCTTCGCCACTGCCTGCCATAGCAAAGGATTGCCAGTCTGGGTCATCTGTAAACATCAAATCTGCTTGTGCAAATCCATTGGCTGGGTCGCCTGCTATAGGTGCTTTAACGTGTACACTATCACCGGACTTTTTGATGTCTGCTTTGGCAACACCTGCGGCTAGTAGTATTTGTACCAGTGTGTCTTTGTCAGTAGTATTAGCATCAACCTGTAGATCCAAGTCCCCTGACGTGGCTTTTTTACCTGTGCTACCCAACCAAGTGGTTGTGGGAAATGGTAGTCCGGAAACTTTTTCAAGCCAGGCTACAGTGGCAGGAATATCCTCACGCTTGATGCGTTGTGTTAAAGGTTGCTTGTCTGCACCTTTAAATATGTTCCCGCCTTCAAGTATTATCATTTTTGGTAACTGGTGATTAAATCGTCTAACTTATTTCCGGGATTAACGTATGCTTTGTAATCGTCGCTCCACCATCCTGCAGGTGTAAGATTGAATCCTACGTACCCGCTAAGTCCTGATCCGTCTCGTCCTAGTGCTTCCTGCCAGGCAGATAACGGTATTTGCACACTTGTACTATAGTTGCTTACATGCGGCGGCGTTGCCTTAATTAAAACCTTTTCTGGGTCTGCATTAGCAAACTTGTTAGGGTCAACATAAACATCTACACTATCAATATACTGTTTTTCTGTGTCAGTAATTCTTCCACTTTGTAGTACACCTTGCTTGACCAAGTAATCAACTTTGCTTTTGATATTAGCATTAGCCTTCTCTGCTTCTGTATTAACTTGATCGGGTTTACGGTCGGGTTGCTGTGTATCTGTACTAGTGTCTGTGCTAGTATCTGCATCAGGTTGTGGTGTATCTGTGCTAGTGTCTGTGTCTGTGTCAGTATCAGTGTCGTCCGCCTCGGGTTCTGCCTGGGGTGCGGTCCCTCTGTAATTGGACCACTTAGTAAAATCCGATCCCGGACCAGCGGCAACTCTATTGCGAATTACGTCCATTATTCCTTCAGTTATTTCTTTAATCTTCACTCTTAAGTCTCCGTATTCCGCGAGCAAACTTACTAGCATCCTGTCCCCGAATACTATTCAATAATCTGCGTTCTAACTCTAGAGCTTGCTCAGGCTCGTAATTTTCTTTAATATAGTTAATTAAGTTAATGGCACCTTGTATTACATGGCCTGCACGACTTTCTATCAAGTTAGCACGATCACGTGTAACAGGCATTTCTGCAAGCTCTGATAAGATGCTACGAGTTTTCTTTTGCAAAGTTTACTCCAAGTTTGTAGTATTTATGTGGTCTACAGTTTAATTCTATAAGAAATAATTCCAGATTATACAAAATATTCAACTATTTCCGGAAACACTTCCCGCCAGTTTAAATTCCTAACTTTATCCCATCGATCGCAATAGTCAACAGCAACTTGATAATTGAATCCTGTTACTCCTGATAATATTCTTTTTTCTTGTTCGTCTACGGTAGAGTCACCTGACAGTATAGTGTTTACTAACTCCTTGGGTGTATTATCTATACCTAGGTCGGTCCAAACAGCTGAGCCTAGCCATAATTTGGAGACAACTCCGAATTTATTTTCATTAAAATGTTCTCTAATCCATTTTTCTATGTTATCGACATAGAATACGTTTAAAGGATTGAGCGTACAATAAAAATCAAAGTATACCGTAGACGGCATTGTTTCACGTAATTCTAAAATATTAGATACAAACTGATCCCACTTAATTGGCCATCGTAAGTATTCAAACTGTTTTTCTATTCCGTCACAACTTAAAAGAACTTGTACCTGTTTAAACTCTTTAAAAAGGTCTAAGGCTTTGCTACTAGGTAGCCTAGCACCGCTGACTGCGTATATCAATGAGCAATCTTTTTTATTAGGGATAGCTTCCATGAACTGTGTGTGTAGTTCGTTTATAAAAGGTTCCCCTCCCCAAAATTTTGCTCTTTTTACGTTAGAAAGATCATTAGATAACAGTTTTGCAAGTTCATTCTGATCAAACATGTAAGGATCGTGCTCAGCAAGAATGTTTAGTTTTTTTAATTCTTTATGCCACCCACTACTACTGTAAGAACTGCAGGTCATACAAGCAGATTCACAAACGTTATGCATCATTATTTCTATGTTTTGTATCGAATCGTCATTGCCTTTCAATAAGCTAAAACTTGCATCGCGAAGAGATTTAACTTCAGGAGACTGAAATTGGTCAGCATTGCTGATCCTTCCGCCTTCCTGGATTTTACATTCTTCACAGCCAGGAGTCCAGTCTGGAATATCTTTAAATTGTGCTCTTGCTTTTTTTATATTTTCAGGAGAAAGATCGGGAATAATGTGTTCAGTTCTGTAGGTACAGCAAGGGATGATATTATACCCTTTATTGGTTTTGAGAACACTAATACTGTTACTAAGAAACCTACAAAAACTATTCATAGTCTACCTTGCTTTACTGTTAATGATATCTATAGAGTTTGTTTAAATTCTGTTCATATTCTGCTTGGTAATAACCCTTAATACAGTCTTTATTCCAAAAATCTTTATCATATAGAAACTTATTAATACTAGCCCATCGACTCAGATGTTTATCAATAATAGTATTTTGCGATGCTATTTCCATAAAATCTACAGAATTTTCAACTACATCAGCGAACTCTAAATTAATTACCTTTGGGTTGTTTAATATTGGCTGGAATGGTATTAAATAATTTTTTGCAGTTTCTCGTATGCTGTCTAATAAACCTAGCCCTTCAATGTTACGACTCTGCCAGATTGGCAGATAGTAATGATAATAAGCTCGTGCCCATCTATACATTTTACTTCGGCTAGTAGAAGTTGTTACGCAGATAACCTTGTTAAAATAATTAATTAGTTCTTCTACAGGATAACAGTGTGTCGCTATCCACGTTCCATCTGGGTCATTGATTCCTTTTAACTTATCGAGCACATCACTTACATCATAATCATCGAATACACCATTGACATCACCGATTTTACCTATAGAGTGCTGTATACTATTAATCGCCCCTGGATGATCAATTCCTTCTCTTATAGTAGCAAAAGTGTTATTTAAAATATCACATAACAACCCACCGCATGTATAATGCGGAAATGCTATAAGATTATACATTAAAATATCCTTCTACATCCGAAAAAGTTGATCTCCAATCTTGATTCCTTTGTTTATCTAATATATCTAAATAGTTTACTAACTTAGAAGACTCTGCTGATATCGGAACATCGTCTAATAATTTAACAATAGGGTGAGTACTTTTATATTTCTCTTTTATCGCAGACCTAAGTTCCGGTGGGGTGCGGGATATATCGAGGTCTCCCCAACATAAATGTAAGTTTAGATCAGATTGGTCACCAACTTTATTTGTCTTGATGTGTTCGTCAAACCATTTTTCAAACTCATCAAAATAAAAAATATTCAATGGATTAAGCGTATGTTCCACGCCAAACATAACATTGTAAGGAACTGCACTAACTGCGGTTTTAACAAAGGAATTTAATTTCTCCCAGTTGTAAGGCCAGCGTAAAAAAGTAAATCTTTCGCCTACACCGTCAATACTGCCTACCCATTTAACTAGTTTAAATTTTTCCCAAGATTTCAACGCTCGCTCTGTAGGCATAATGCTAAGATTGCTAGTATACTGTAATGTTACATTCTCAGGATTTTTTATTAAGTCCAATACTTCTACGTGAATATTAGACATTAGAGGCTCACCACCACCAAATTTAATGTATCGTAAATTAGATAAATCTTGTTTTGATAATGCTTCTAAAAATTTGTCTTTAATTACCCCTTGTTTATCCTCTTGATGCAGTTTTATTATATTGCTAGGTTGTTTTATATTATTTCTAATATTCTCTTGATACCAAAAACTACTAGAATCTGAATCGCAACTTGGACATGCCAGATTGCATTGTTTATTAATTGCGACCGTAAGCATTTCTAAGTTATCATTTTTTCCTTCTAGAATGTCGAACGAAGCTTGGCGGTAACTATATACTCCACTCTGTTCCATTTGCAAACAGATCGCACAACTCTTTTTTAGATCGGAATTTTGCCATGTTTTACGGTAGTCGGGTAAATCAAAATCGGTAGATTGTATAGCACTATGTGGAGTAAAATAGCAACATGGCGAAATCGTGAACTCATAGGTATTGTTATTATAAGCGAGGGCGTTAGTTAAATGACGACAAAATTCAGCCATTATTCTGTTTTACTTTTTAAGCCAGCGAGCATTTGTTTTAGTTTGGTGCTGTCTACCCCAGCACTTATCTTAGCAGACTCTTGTGGCTGACCGATTGGCGTAACACTACTGGTGCTCTTTATTTGATCCATAATAGCGCCTGGCTTTTGTCCACCAAAGCCGCCGCTTTCGCTTTGCCCTTCTTCGCCTGGGTCCGTAATGCGTAAACTTTCCAAATTAAACTCCAAGTCGACTTTTTGTCCAACCCCACTACTGCTTCTAGTTTTCATCAACTGTATCTGATAACGTCCACGTTCACGCATTGCTCTACTTGTAAAGATACCAAACACATTATCTGCTGTGTTAATCTTACTGATACCACCTGATATATGGCTGTGATCAAATTCTATTTCTTCAACTGCACTACGATTTAACTGCGATGCTGTAATCATCAATATCTCAAATTCACGTGCCAAGTTACGCAGTTCTTCACTTACATACTTGTCTTTAACAAACAAGTCACTTGGGCTGACCTTTGCACTAACTGGCATAACCAAGTCTAAGTAATCCACCATGATAAAGTCTGCTTTTTTTCCTGTCTGTACTTCCAGTTCTTTTAAGTATGCTCGGATCTGGTTAACATTGCTCTGTGCTGGCATATACTTGATGCGCAAGTTACCCGACTTCTTGCCTACCATACGTATCTTCATTTCGAGTGTGTCCATGTCCTTGAATATTTCTTTGGTTGCAACATTAGCAACCATTGCATCCATACGCATAGCACACAGTTCTTCACTAAGTTCTAGTGTTAAGAACACACCATTAAGTCCTTGACTTATCCAGTTGATAGCAATGTTCTGCATGAACAAACTCTTACCACTACCACTACCGCCTGCAAAAATGTTCAGTTCGCCTCTGTTCATACCACCAAACAGTCGCTTGTCCATAGTGGGCCAACCTGTGCTGACCTGTCCGTTGTTGTCTTTGATCTTCATGAGCCTTGCTCTAGGATCTTCAAAGTAGTCTGTGCCCATGTCCTTGGTGAGACTAATCTGCACTGCGTCCTTTATTAGTTTTTCAACAGGATCATATTCACCATTCTCAATCATGTCTGCCGCTTTGAGGATAGCACGTTCAAGTTCTTGTCTACGACTAAAGCCTTCAAACTCTGCCATGAACCAATCATAGTGTCCTTCACCAACGTCGGGCACTTCTTTAAGCTCAACTCCTGTTTGGGCCAGTATCTGTTCCTTTGTGGGCATAGTTTTATATTCACTGCTATGCTCCCTTATAAACTTGGCCGCTTCACGCAGACTTCGATCAAAGTTCTCTTCGTTGAAAATGTTCTGCACACGCACAAACGTTTCTGCGTCCTGCATCATCATTTCTAAAAACAGTTTTTGTATTTCTGCTGAATATTCTTTCATATAGTTAATTATACACTAAAATTATGGAAATTAATATCTTTATTACCATCTAAATATATCACTTGGCTGTTTAGTTCTTCTCTGTTGTAATCAAGAATGGTATTGACAAAAGTTTCTGTAGTGGTTTGGTTAGTGTCTAGTGACATTGGATTAACACCACAAAAACAGGCAGTACCTGTCCTACTAAAGTTTTTCATTATCAAATAGTTTTGATATTTGTTGCCAATATAGTCTGCATGGTCTATATTGGCATGTGTATATATAAACGCACTTAACATCCATGCTACTACTGCCCTGCTATCTAAACTTACAGTTTTAACGATATGATAGGGTAGTACTGCACTAACAAAATACTGCTGTGACCAATTCTTTTCTAACTTCCAAGTTTCAGTTAAACTAACATTATCTACAAAGTTATCATAACTCAATGCTGATCCGTTTTGGTTAAACAATACAAAATCTAATGTAGGCAGTTGTCTTAAAAACTTTTCTAATTTAGCTTGATCAACGGTATTCCAATCGATTACGTGTTGAACTAGATTTTCTTGTTCGGACAACTCTGTACTGGTTAAACTGTAAACGGTCCATCCTTTGTCTAACAGATTTTGTAATACTGTTAGCCCCCATTTAGATCCACACCCTAGTAATAGTGCATTCATAACTCTGTAAAAATATCCTGCCAGTTTACATCAACCTTGTCTGCAAATGACTCAAAAAATGGTTTGTAGTCTTCTTCCTTGGCCTTGTTCAACTCTATTAAACAGTTGTCAAGCTGGCCTACTAGATTTTTGTTGTCGATAAACTGTTGTCTATGTTTTTTTATTTTGTCAATACATTCTTCTTTGAGATCATCAGAAAGATTGCGACATTGTATATTAGTATGTCCCATAGTAACTTGATTTATAGTGAAGTCATCTATATCATAGTTTTTATGGAAAAACTGCTGTGTATCTGTTAAGTTTAGTGCGCTGGCAACAAAAAACACACTGTTGAGTCTAAGTTTAAAATTTGTTGATAACCTAAAATAATCCAAATTGTCAATCAACTGCCTCCAGGTTGCACCCCTTCTTATGTACTCAAATCTATCCCCGATCGCATCTGCGCTGACAGTAATCAGTACATTTTTAAATTTCTTCAACTCTTCAATCACAGGGTTGTTTTGTTCAAACATCATATTAGTATTGACTCTAAAAGTGCAATCAATTGATTTGTCAAGTCGTTTGAGCAGTCTTACATTGTGTTTAATTAAGGTAGGTTCGCCACCACTCAGATAAATTTCTTTCATGTGGTGTTGTCTACTTTCAATTAGATCAATAATCTTATCAGCCTGTTCGTCCGGAGTATGCTGTATTGGTTCGCCAAGTTCTTGTGCAATACTACTGCTCTGCTTTGACCAACAGGTTACACACTTCAAGTTACAGGTACTACTCCAATGTAGATCAATTGCGCTTAGAGCAAATTTAGTCCGATCCGAATAGTCCACGTTAACATCTTGGAACATAGGATTATACAAGTTTCTTAAAAACTTATATTCTTTTCCATTTTCCTGCTTTAAGCAGGTGTGACAGTTATAAGCAGGAAGTTCTCTGTATACAGAATCTCTAATATGTTGAATAGGCCAGTCATTAACAATCTCATCAATTGACTTATCCTTGAGATGCCCCAATTGGTGTTGACCATTAACACAGGTTACTATTTTACCGTCCATTTCAACTTTAATATGATTCCATGGTACAGCGCAAAACGACGTAGACTGCCTAAACAGATAAAATTTCTTTTTTGGATCCATTAGTTATATAGTTTCTTCTTTTTAAGTTCAATTTTCAAACGACTGGTTTCTCTTGCCGTCAATATGCTTTTCAATACAAACAACTTACCGTATTTAACCACTGCTTCGTTCAAGTCTTTACAAGTTTCTTGCCATACAGGATAACTCACTGTCCATCCAAGTTCTATAGCACGGTCTACCAGTTTGCGTCCTGCTGAATCTGTGTCCGGAACAACTATCACTTCACGCTGTAGTCTGTCTATCAGTTCTGCTTGTGTATCACTTATCTCACTGCCTTGTATACTTACTCCATCTACAGCCATAGCATCAAAAGGTCCTTCTACCACAATAACAAACTTGGAATCTTTGTGTTGCTTGTCCAAGTTAAACACATAGTCTGCTGGATGGTTACTCCAGTACTTGGGTTTTACGCTATCATCCAATGCTCTTGCACTACTGCCTACCATTTTGCCTTCGTAGTAATATGGTATTATAATTCTACGATGATAGTTGTAACTTTTGCTGTCTGTAAAGTAAAACTCATATCGAGCTGTGTCTATGCTCCTGCTGGCCAAGTACTCAACACCACGTGTGAGTTGGGAGGGAATCAAGCAATGGTCATCTTGAATCATCCGGGTCATCCACGATGTTAGACTCGTTGACCCGTCGGGTAGTTCTCTCTGGTCAAACTTGATTTCTTCTTGTGGAGTTTCTTCAAGTTGTTCTGGTGCTACCAATTCCTTAAGTCTTACAGCATCAATTACCAAATGCCTTATTGTAAGATCATCTGCACCTAACCAGGCTAACAGTTT